ATTAATTCATCCTGTATTGTTTTTGAGGCCTTTTCTGCTTGGCGTTTCTCTTCCACCTCAAACCCCAAGGATGATGCTCTAATCTTTAGGGAGGTTTTTTCATCTAGGAGATAAATTTTATCATCCGGGCAGAGCTCGTTAGTAAAAATAGGGATGCCATTGAAGTACATTTCCGGGGAAACATTTTTATACTTGCTGAGGCCAAAAGGTGTATGGGGGACAAGCTCGTGTTCTCGCATTTCTTGTTCTATTATTTTGAATGTTTTTTTATTACAGAAGATAGCATAGGGCTTGTTTCCGATGTTTTTTGCATATCCCTTCAGTAACTCTTCTAAGGCCCTCATCAGTACCATTTCCTGCTGGCAAGAAGCTCTTTAATAGCCTGCCTGATTATTGAGGATACTGACCGATATTCTTTAGCAGCAAGCTTGTTTAGTTTCTTTGACAGCGATTCCGGGACCCTTGTGTAAATGTTTTTTGATTTTTCTTTCATATACTTCTCCTTCTGAGTTAAAGGTAATGTAAACCATTTCATTTGTCAAGATTTGTTATGTATCCCAGGGGAAAGATTATTTGACAGATAAGTTTTTATCCCCTATTTTAAGAATATATTAGTTGACAGATAATTTATTATGTAAACTAAGCAAAACGGTGAAACATATGAAGTGGTAAGGTATGGTAGAAATAATTGTTGACGGGATGCCCGTTTTATTAAAAAGGGAACCACTACCTACTTTTATCCCCTTTATCAAACTAACCTCAAAAGGCCCAAAAAAACCCCCCAAACCAAAGGTCCTTAATGAACGCCAGAAGCTTGCCCTACAGAAATATTCTGAAATGGGGGCTAGACCCGAGAACAAGAAGGCCGCTGGCATAGCCGCAGGCTACACCCCGGAAAGCGCTATACCCTGTGTCAACAATGCCCTTAAACAGAAGCCTATCGTTAATGAATTAGAGAAGGCCGGGGTAACAAACAAGAGGATAGCAAAGACCATATCAGAGGGATTAGAGGCTACTCACCCTATGAGCAAAGAGAATAAGGCCGATTTTAACGCAAGGGCTAAGTTTGTTTCCGAGGCGAATAAAATTAAGAATAACTACCCTGCAAAGAAGATAGAGATAGAGGAAAGAGGGGTTGTTATTCATTTAAACGTAGACGATGAGGTTGCTCTTAAGCAGTTTTATAATATGAGGGGTGAGGGGTAATGAACACAGATACTGCAAAGGTTGATTTATTATTTAATTTCAAAGAGGCTGGATTGCCTATTTCGGTTGCTGCACCCAGGAACGGTCAGCCCTCTAGGCACAGTTGGCCCGGTAGCGTTCCCATTGTGAGGCTTTCTGTTAGGGAAAGCCCAGAAGAGCATTTTATGATAGATGTGGGAGATAATAAAAACAGGGTTGAAGTATTGAGTATAGACAAGAGCTTTAAACAATTAGTCCTTTTAGTAAAAGAACCAAAAAGGGAATATGCTGTTCCGAGAGAAGATGATAATGGCAAAATTAAGCAAATAAAAGAATATACCGATCCAACTGAAAGAAAATATTTGATGGGGTTTGATGAGAAACATCTGTTCATTTCTGGATTGCCAAAAGAGCATATAAATACCGTAGCAGATGCTCATCAGTCATTGAAGCACCCGGTAGTAGTAGAGGCCGAGAAGGAAGGCAGGGAAATAAAAAGACAAGGTGAATATTTTTTCATTCCCTTAACTGAAAAAGAAGAGGATGGGCTTTTGACTAAAGTTGATAAAGATACAAAAATAAAATGCACGCGAGATAAGCTTTCAAGGGGAGGGCATAAACCTCACTTTGTAAGAAGATTAATCAAGATGAGAAGAGGGCGCAAAGTTTATGCTTTGGGAATAATTAGCCATCAAGACCACGATCCATTAGTATTGGATAATTGGCATATGGTTTATATAAATAGAGAAACGGAAAGCCCAGGAATAACAGGATTTGTAGATTAATGGATGAGGAGTGAAGGATAATGATAGAGATCCATTCTACTCTACCTGGTGAGCCAAAAAATTCACGTTGGTGGACTGGAATGGCGCTGAATGATTTATTTTTTATAAACAAAGTCGTTCTTCATCATGGGAAAAAGGTTGAATATAGAGATTTAAACTGGGTTCACAGAAAACTTTGTGATTTCATAGACTTTAAAAAGAATCCTGTCCCCGAGAAGCTGGTTTTGATGTCAAGGGACTTATTAAAGAGCTCTATAGCCAAGGGATTTATTGTTCAATGGTTCCTGCGCAAGCGTGTTATTAGCAGGAGAGGGAAAATCTTTCTTTATTCAGGGATATTTGACCTAGCCCAGGATCAGCTTGAGAGAATCGTTAAAGAATTGATAGAGAATGAATTATTACAGAAGTTTTTTTCCCGTATTCTACCCCATAAGAAAAGTGATTTTGATGTCTTGGCTTTAGATAAAGGCAAATTACGCTACAAAGGCATAGAGATAGACATCGGATCGCCTGAAAAATCGCTTACAGGGCACCATTATGAGGGTGGAATAGACGATAACCTGGTAAATGAGGTAAATTCTACCACAAAAACCCAGCGGGAAAAGACAATCATAAGGTTTAACCAGCAAGAACCTACTCTAATCGAGAACGCCTGGAAGCTAATCTTTGAAACTCCCTGGTGGCCGGATGATTTATCCGGGGATATTCTTGACCCGGAAGACCACGACTTTGATTACAGCCTTCTTTACAGGAAACCCTGTCAAACCTTTATCTCTCCTAAAGGATATTCGGTATTTAGCTGTCCGTGCAGGGATGAAGAGGGAAATCCGGTCATGCCGGAAAAGCTTGATGAGGTTTATTTAGAGAGAAAGAGAAAGAATATGGGGCCGTATCTTTATAATGCCCTCTATGAGTTACAGCCGGTGATGGAAGAAGAGGCTGTTTTTCAAAAGCAATGGATTGTCCACATTAAAAAACTACCTAATCCATTTGTAAGGAACCTTGCCGTTGACATGGCCGGGACCTTATCGGATGAAAGTTCTTTTACCGGCATAAGCATTGGAGAGTGGGATGTTGATGGGAACCTAAATATCCCTTATGCTCAAAAGCGTAAATTGACCCCTATGAAGGTTAAGGATTGGGTCATAAGGTTAATATATGAGTCAGAAAAAGCCAACAGACCCTTTCGTTTTATAATCATAGAAAAAGAGAAGTTCGGGATTTATCTTGCTGACCATCTGAGAGTTGAGAACATCGACCCCCATATAGTTCTTTCTGAAATCGAGGGCAAGAAGCGTATGACCAGATTTGAAGAGCTTGTGCCGAAATTTGAAAGCGGGATGATCCGTTCATTCAAGGGGCTTAAAGATTATGAAACCGGAGTCAGGACTTATTACCGAGGCAAGAAAAAAGAGACCGATATTTTAGATACGGTATATCTACATTTCAAAGTAAGGGCAGCTTCGATCCCACGCAGAACAAAGGTCTCGGACTTTATAATGGAAGAAACTTCTGATTTTGCTAAACAAATAAAAAAAGACATAGAGAGTCATTCCAGGGGGCAAAGGGAGATTGCCTCAATTTTTTAAGGAGAAATAAATGAGTGAATTATTTTGGTTTTTAGCTTTAGTGCTGGCATTGGCACTAAACGCTTTGCAACTTTATTTTCATTACCGAGAGAAGAAAAATCTGTTTACAAAGTTTATGGCTAAAAACCTAGCTGAAGCGGAATATTATGATAAAGAATACCCAGGGGACGTTAAGGTAAAGAAAAAAGAACAGAAAATAAAGATAAAAGAAGAACAGAAGATGTCTCCCTCTGACCTTGAGACAAGAAAAAGAGCTGAGGAGTTTTAAACATGGCTAAAGAATTTAAGCCCATTGCCCCAAAAGACCTTACTGGAGAACTAAAAGCCAAGGTTGAGGAGATACAAGACCATTGGCAGAATGACCCTGTGGTTGAAAATTTCCACGGTGCTTGGAAGGAATACATAGCCTGGATCGAGGGAGACCAATATACCTATTACAGTAATGAGAAAAAAGAATTAATTGACATTTCAGATAAAGTGCCAAGGGAAAAGAAGAATGTTTATAATCGCATCCTTCCCATAATCCGCCAGCAGATAGGAGATACCCGCTACCCTCATACTTTCTACGTTGACCCAAACACTGACGAACCGGATGACATTAAGGCAGCCAAGCTCGGGTCTTCGATAATCGAATACACAAACCTCACTACCTTTGGCAAGTTCCTTCAAAAAATAGGCACGGCAAAATGGTGGGCTTTTGTTTGCGGTGATGCCTTCTGGAAGGAATGGTGGAACAAAGATAAACAGGGATATGTTAAGGATGGAAAAAGCACCGGAAAAGAAGATGGCAATCTTGATTTTGATTATATCAATCCGTTTAACGTAAGGCCAGACCCATATGGATTGACAAGGGATAGTTGGCGGCACTTCATTGAAGGCAAAAGACTTCCAAAGTATATGGTTGAGAAGGAATTTAAACTTGCCCCAGGGTCTTTACCGGAAGAAAACCTTGACGGGGCCGATACGACTTTATTTGAAAGGCCGGATGAGGTCAGACCCAAAGAAGACACGATTGTAAGGCTCGAATACCATGAGAAAAAATCACCGACAAAATCCAAAGGGCGGTTTATGGTAGTTGCAGGCGGTTGGTTACTTTATGACGGGGACAATCCCACGCCTGACGCGGCCATTCCGTATTTTAATATCCCCGGAATCCTACCGATACTTAATAAGCAATGGCATGAATCGGCTGTGCATATCATCCAGGACCCTCAGCGACAGTTTAATCGCCTTGGTTCCAGGGTTGATGAGCAGATAGAAAACTACAGAGACAAGGCTATAATACCAAAGGGCTCTCTTCCTCAAGGAGAGTTCCAAAGATACGTAAAGTCTGGGGTTGAGTATGTCGAGGTCAATCCTGGGTTTGGGGAACCTCACTGGCAGTCTCCTCCGGCTATACCTGAAACGGTGATAAGATGGATTACCTTTATGGAAAATGAGATGGAGACTGAAAGCAGCGTAAGAAAAGCGAGTCTTGCTCAACTTCCTAAATACGCCCAGAGAGCTTCCGGTGTTTTATGGAAAGGGCTGAGATCGCAAGACACAAGCGTGCTTATGCCTATCCTGGAAGATATAAACACAGCTCTTCAGGATGCCATGAGCTTAAGGCTTCAGCTTGCTCAGAAGCACTTTTCTGTGGCCAGGCTTGTCAAGAGTACAGGCAGGAGCAAAGAGTCCGTTAAACAGTTTATAAGAGGCACAGAGCTAAGGAACAATTCTGACGTAAGAGTTAAAGAGGGCGTTGAGATGTTCTCTAACAGAGAGGCCAGGCATGACGTTATAATGACATTCATTGATAAAGGATTGCTTGAAGACCCCAGGAAGGCATTAGAGATGCTGGACATGAAGGGGTTTGAGCAGGGTGTAGAAGATGAATTTATAGATGAGCGTCAAGCATACCGCGAAAATGACAAGATAAAAGAAGGGAAAATCACCCCGAAGGCAGACAAAGACGATAACCATGAGGTTCATTTTAATATCCATAATAATGAGAGAAAAAAGGAAGACTATGAAACATGGAAAGATAAGATCAAAGAAGGCTTGGCTCAACACATGAGTGAGCATAAAGGCTTTATGGAAGAAAAAGAGGTTGCAGAAACCGCTGTCGCTGCGCCTCCAGAGGAAGCTATCGCCCCAGGTAGCCAGCCTATTCCAGGGTCGGAGGCAGCATTGGCAGAAATGCTATTAATGGGAGGAGGTAAATAATGCCAGATAAGGACACTAAAGGCCCACGTAAGCGCAGTCCAAGACCAAGCGTTAGGCGTGGTGGGCTAAAAAAAGGCAAATGTAAACCAAAAAAGAAACCAAACGGGAGATAACAATGGAAGAAACTATTAGCATTAGTTGTTTGGCAGACAGGCTGAAGGTAACTGCAAAGACAGTCCGCCAAATGTGTGAAACCGGACAGATCCCTGAGTCAGCTTATTTTATAGCCGACAAAGGAAGTAGATGGGAAATGTTTGTTTTTTACAAAGAAAAAGTATTTAAGGCTTTAAAGGCTCTTGAGAAAAAACCAGAAGTAAAGAAAGAAGAGCCCGAAAAGAAATCTAAAAAATAAGGAGATAGGAAAAAACAATGTCAATCGAAAATAAGGAACAGGTTGCTCCGCCCTCTGATGAAAAGGAACAGGTTGAGGAGCCCTCCAAAATCGGTAACATGAAAGATGCTATGGAACAGTACGAGGAACAGGCTAAAAAGTCCTCTGAGGAAAAACCAGAAGCAAAGAAAGAAAAGCCCAGTGAAATTCTAGAAGAGGATGGGCTGTGGTTAATTGACAAGGCAGGGAACAAAACTCCCGCTATTTTCAAAGCTGACGGTAAAGAGTACAAGCCCAAAGAAGCTGCTAAGGCACTTCAGTATATGGGGCTTGGAGTACACTCTAGCGCCAAAACCGAAGATGCGAATCGCAGGCTTGCGGAGATCGAAAAGGCCGAGCCTTTTTTAAAAATGATCCAGGAAGCTTATGCCGGAGGAAGGCTTGTTATTGATGGCAAAAAAGTTGGAGAAGAGAAAAAGCCCAAAGATGAAGAGGAAGATATTTTTGAAGATGAAGAGACTAAAAAGAACAGAGAAGAGGTGGCCAGTCTAAAAAAAGATGTTATAGAGATGAAAAAACTTAGCGCAAAGAAGGTTGTTGAGGAGTACAAAGTTGAGATAGACAAGCGAATGGATGCAGTTAGGGCTAATAATTTTGCCGCAATGTTAAGGAGTGATGAAGGTTCGCCTAAAGAGGTCTGGGAGCTTTTAGCAGAAGTTGACCCAAAGACCGGCAGGTCTAAATACACTCCGGAAGAAGCCATGGAAAAATCCCATAAGTCAAATGTCAATTTTATTAAAAAAATCGCAGAGACTCATCCTGAGTTGCTTAAAGACTTTAGTGAAGAAGCCGTATCTAAATACCTTAGAGACAAGGAAAACCTTGAAAAGGCTCCTATAGGCTCGCCTTCTTCGGTTCCGGCTGGCGTTAAGCCAAACCCGGAAGAGAAGATAACAGGTATAACCGATGCCGTGAACAAAGCAGCTAAATTTTTCAGTGAAAAACACAAGGCTGAACAAAAATCTTAGGAGGTAAAGTTTAATGGCGTATACAGCAGAGACATTTTTCAATATGTCCGATCAGGTAAAGTTGTTTAACGAGTTCATCACCCCAGGCGTTATTGCTGAAATTCGGGCTCGTTCAAAACTGTTTGATAAGATTCAAAAGGACTGGAAACACATTGACACGGAAGGTCTGTATGCAAAACAGAAGATGTTAATGGCCGGCTCACAGTCAACCGGAGCATCTAATGATGGTAAATATCCAGAAGCACAGCAATCCTCAGCAGACTATTCAACCATCAAGATTAAACGCGCACAGATGTTCTCTCTAGGCTTTGATGGCATGGCCCTAGAGGCTGCCCGTGGTAAGGGCGTTTCAATGAAACCAATGGACTTTGAGAAGAAAGGGCTATTCATTACAATGGCAGACGATTTAAGTCGTCAGTTAATGCTGGATGGTTCCGGGTATCTTTGCCAAGTACCGGCAGTTACAGCAGACCCAACCACAGAGGTTACAAATTCGTATTTCGCAGACGCAACAAAATTTCTGAAAGCAGATCGCCGGCTGGAAGTTCATACAGTTGGAGATGCAATCGGGGCTGGTAAAGTAGCGGCTTCTTATAGTGGCGCGCTTTACGTTGCCTCAGTAACAGACAAGGACACATTCGAGTTGAGTGCAAATAACAGCGTTACAGCAGATCACGATGACTACTACTTCAACTACAAAGCATATGCCGAGACGGAAGCCGCAGGTGTTGGTGAGATGATGGGCTTAATGGGGATAGCCTCAGAAGATAATCCTCCCCAGCCAAATGATGTTCTTGGGCTGCAAGGCCTACCAGTAGCATCAAACGCAGAATGGAAAGGTCACGTACTTGACAATCCTTTAGGAACAGGCGGGACAGACAGAGACCTTACAGAAGACCTATTTGTCCAGGCACTTCAGGCAGTAGAAGATTTTGCCCCAGTTGATGTTATTCTTGTTTCACCCGGAGTATACCGGGAATGGCTGATCTTGCTCTCAAGCTATAAGACCCTTCCCAATGTTAAGGTAATGTGGGGTGGATGGTCAGGCCTGCCTTTTTATTATGATGGGCGGGAAATTCCAGTTGTTATGGATAAGTTTGTTCCTGATGGGTGTGCTTTATTCATCTCAAACGAGAACCTGGTACTTCATGTTCTTACCCCAGGCTTACTTACTTGGGAGGAAGGTTTTGGAGCTAGTGGTGGAATGTTACAGAAGGTCGCTAATTACAATAGGTATAAGGCAGAAGGACACATCTTTGCTAATCTTGGAACCGGACTCAGAAAAGCATTTGCCCTTGTTTCGGATATATCAGAACCGTAATGAACTAAGAGGGGGAGGTTACTTCGGTAGCCTCTCTCCTCTTTTAAACAAGGAAACCATGATAGAAATAGAGTATGACCACTCGGATCGTAAAGCTCCGGCTGGGTTTGTAAAAGACTTAAAGCTTATATCATCGAAGTTTTCCGCTCTTTGGGACAGGTTTCATCATAAGTGGCTTATAGTGAGCCCAGCCCCAGTGAATGTTTTTAGAAGCGGGTATGTAGTTGAGCGCGTAGTAGAAAAGAATGGGAAATATTATCCTTTAAACCAGATTGCCCTTAATGCTCTGGCCAAGTCTATGAGAGAAAGAGGCCTTTCCATTAGCAGATTTATCAAAGGGATAGAAAGGGAAATTGCAGAAAAGGGAGATAAAGCAGAGATAAAGAGGCTTGAGATGCAGAGGGAATTTGAGAAGGAATATTACAAATTAGGCCACAATAAAACAGTAAATTAACAAAATTTAACTTAGGAGGTTAAAATGGCGTTTTTTAGAATAAGGAGACACAGGCGTGGTTTTAATGAACTTGAGGGAAACACCAGGTTCATGGATCGCGTTGAGTTTATGCAAGGCTCAGGATTACTCCTTAAACGGTCAGTAAATTATTATGTTGACGGGAAAGATGGCGATGACACCAATAACGGTCTTAGCATGGATCGTCCAAAGGCGACAATCGCCGCCGCTATTACTTTAATGAATGCTCGAATTAATTGGTCAGAATCACCCTGGGCCAGGGGCGACAATTTATTTATTGCGGCTGGATTATATGCAGAGAATCTTACATCGCTGCCTTATGGTTGTAATGTTTATGGGCTTGGAGATGCCTTTGACCTTAACGGGGAAAGAGGTGTAACCGTCAAGCCGGCTTCCGGCAGCCCAGTTGATTGCGGGTCGGTTATTAACACTCGTGTTCAGAACGTTGCTTTTGAATCACCAGACACTTCCGTTATATTCCAAGCTGATAACTTCAATAGGAATGTGCTTGAAGGTTGCTTACTTAGCGGATTGCCCGGAGCGAGCCCAACCACAACCAGGGGATTTGAAGTCGTGAAAGACATGACCGGAAATATCCTTAGAGGTTGTATTTTTCAGCTTGCCCGTAATGGGGTTTATATTGTTACAGACAATGCTAATTCAAAACAGGCAAGCGGGAACATCATTGAAGATTGTTATGTTCGCGGTGCAGACCAAAAGGGTATCTATTTTGGTCAGCATACTGTTCCTTCCCTTACTCAGATTAATCACTGTGTAATTGGCAGTGGGGAAACAACCCTCGCTCTCGGACTTGATGATGATTCAGGAATGGTTAATGTTTCTAATACCATGTTCACTGCCACAGCCTGCGATCCAGCACATGCGGGTGGTGGCCACTATAACAACTGCCATCTCAACGGCGTTTTGCTGACCAACTCATAATAGGCGTAGTGCAGATTAGAGAAATTAAACAAATAAGGGGGGAGGGATTTTTTCTCTCCCCTCTTAATGAATGGAGGTTTACTATGAAAAAAATATTAATGATATTTGCTTTGGTGTTGATTTTAATAGTTCCATTCCAGGCAGACCAGAGATATGCAAAGGAATTTATTGCAGCGGACATTGATGTGGCTGACGACACTACGGTCACCGATGGAGACGGCGACCTTACTTCGGTAGTAGTGCCAATCGGGAATAAAGACCCAACCGGCCTAATTGAAGTATGGTTCACACCCGCAGCCCCAGCAGCAGTAAATGTTGATTTTGAATTTGCAATATCTTCTGATAATGGAGTAACCTTTTCTACCGGAACAGGATCGGATGCTTTTATTAGGATTCAGGTCAAATCTAACGTAAATGCAATAACCAGCATTGTAAGGGCTTCTACGAAATGTGAGCTTCACGGGGCGACCCATATAAAGTTATATCGGGTTGTTGTGGGAAGTGGGGCTGGGAACTGTACTGACATTAACGCCAAGGTTTCACTGTAGCAAGGAGAACTCCAATGACCCGTAAAGAAATACGGATATATGCAAGGGGGCTGGTTGATGAATACACCGAACTGTCGGAAGGCCTTATAAGTGACGATACTGCTGACGAAACAAACTTTGATATTTTAATCAACATCGCACAGCAGAGGGTAATGATTGATTTAATCCAATATATTCCCTGGTACTTCAGGAAGTCAGTATTGATAAGCACAGTCGCTACTCAAGCTGATTATGAAATCGGGGATGGCGAAGATATTGATATTGACGACTTCCTTTTATTTGAAAATATCTATCACAATAAAGCCGGAGATTTCCCACAAGGGCTTGCCTATGTAGAGCCGGATCAGCTTACAGACCGGCAAATAGACGCACAGGCCACGGGTGAGCCTACATGCTGGATGTACGAAAGTAAAGATACGATAACACTGAGGCCGACTCCGACTGCAACCGAAACAAGTAGATACAAGGGATATTATTTTTATGAGCTTGCAGATTTAAGCGATGACGCTGATGTCTCGGATTTACCTAAAATAACACATCCACTTGTAGCCATAGACGCTGCCAGGCAGTATCACCTGATAGACGAGGAAGAGGGGTCGGATTTAGAAAGACGTTACCAGGGAATCCTGGGAGTTGCCGCCAATAATTTGCTGTCAATAAAACCCAGCCTTGGATACAGGGGGAGGCAAGCCTTAGACGAGAATGTGAGGTAACATGAAAAGGCACTCTTCAAAAGAACTTTTCAAGAAAGGGCTTTGGGACATAGGGGGGGCTCTTGATGAGATGAACTCTCCGGGAGAAGCTCCTGAAAGAAATGTTATAGAGTGCGTGAACTGGAAGGTTCATAAAGATGGGAAAAGTAGAATCAAACGGCCTGGTTGCGATGCCTTTGATGCTATTTATAGTTTTGGGTCTGATGCTGTAAGGGGTATATTCGATTACAGAGACAGCGGTGGGAGCGCAATGTGCGCAGTCGCTACCGATAAGAAAGTATTTGTTTACGATCCAGACGTTCCTGACTGGACAGAGGTTTACTCCCAGGCTGGCGCAATCGGCAGGGCGGTTAAATTTGTGGCTTTTGAGAGTGGGAGACCGCTTGTAACGGGCTATGACACGAATCTCTCTATAGAGGCTGCAACTTCCCATATCCTTGGGATAGTCGCCCCCACAAGCACGTGTACGGTTGCTGATGAGGGAACTGCCGGCAACCCGGATGGTGCTTATAAATATTTAATCACATACCAGCGTTCAAGCAATTATCCCTGTGAAAGCAATCCTTCCGATGAATCATTAGAGGTAGATGTTACTACCCACAAAATAGACCTTACGGCTATCCCTACGTCTTCTGATTCTAAAGTAAACGCAAGGCGGATCTACAGAACGACAGCCGGCGGTGCTATTTTCTATTGGCTGGCAGATATAGCTGATAATACGACAACGGTATATGAAGATAATATAGCAGACGGAAGCTTAGGGGATGAGGTAAGCTATGATCGCGGCCCCCCTCCGGCTGCGGACTTTATCGAGATTTGGGACAACAGGGCATGGTTCGCAGTTTCCAGTGAGAATAAGGTTTATTTTTGCAACTCCGGTGAAGCTGAGGAAATGGCTGATGCGAATTTCATCCAAGTCAAGGCAAGGGAATCTGACAACATAACGGGGTTAAAAGCCTTTGGTGACAGGCTGTATGTGTTTAAAAATAAATCAAAGCACATAATAGAAAAAGTGGGGACATCTTCTTATGTAATGACAGAGCTTAAAGACAATATTGGCTGCGATGCCCTCGGGTCAGTGGCCGTTATGCAGGAGCTTATGCTGTGGAAGTCTAAATATGGGATCGAAGTATTTAACGGTTACAGGCAAATGAGGCCAATCGTTTCAAGCTTTGTCCAGAGGACTATTGACACCATAAATAACACATATCTTGATAAAATATATGGAACGATAAATGAGAAAGAAACCGAATACTGGCTGTCAATCCCAACTGGGGCGGCTACGGAGCCCAACGAAATAATAGTGCTTGATATTGAGAAGGGGGTTATTTCGGGGATTTATGATTTTCATAAAGACATAACGGCCCTCTACAACATTAGAGACGGAAGCGAAAACCTGGTTCTTATATCCGGCTCTTCAGATGGCAATATATATAAGCATGGCGATTCATATTATGATGATGATGGGACAGCGATTAGCGCGAAGTTTAGAACGCCCTGGATAAGAATCAACGGGGGAAGAGACATATGGAATATACTGAGGAGGCTCTTTGTCAAGTATGTTTCCCCCAAAGATAAAGACATAACGCTCAATATTTACAGCAATTTTGCCGCTACAGCTACGGTCACGATTACCCTTAGCGGCGTAACCCTGACTGGAGATGTTGATATAAGAAATGAAATAATAAGGAGAGTAAATGTTGGTGTACACGGGACTAATCTTTGTTTTGAATTTATAAACAATGACAAGATAGCCGGCGATTGTCGGGTAATTGGCTTCGATGCTTACTTTAAGAATAAATGGTGGAGACATGACATCACCGGAGAATAAGTTTCTTGAAAAGTACGATACCTTTTTATCCGAAACCGACCTTTATAAAAAAATTGACGAAGCAATAAAAAGACCCGGGATTATTTTTGGACAGCAAATTGCCCTTGATTCAATAAGCGAAAAGCACATCAAGGATGCGGCCATTACAACCTCAAAACTTACGTTCTCGCCTTACGTGATAGGCATAAGCGACCTTGATAATATTGATGACGGGATAGACTATGCCAAAGTATTAAATACGGCCATAACAGCTGGCTTGGTGCTTTTAAGCCAAGCAAGCGGGGATTTGGATGATATATCGGATGGCACTTACGGGAAGGTTCTCTCAGCCGATATTACCGCTGGTCATATATTGATGACATCCGTAAGCGGCGATTTAGACGATATAGCCAATGGTGGCACTTACGGAAAAGTAGCCCTTACGAATATTACAGCCGGGATGATTGTGCTGGCTGAGTGTACTGGGGATTTAGATGATATTGCTGAAGGGACAAGCTATGGTAAAGTAGCCTTAACCTCTATCACGGCAGGCAAAATTATTGTAGCTGGGCTTGATGCTGGAATAACGGCAAGGATGTTTGGCTCTGGCACAATTAAAACAAATATCGAAGCTTGGCGACACGCTGGGGATACGACCTTAATAGATGGCGGAGATATTTATACTGACTCAATAGTAGCCGCTTCGGTTGCAGCCAAGACTTTGACTCTCGGTGAGGTATCCGATACTGCCTTTGATGAAATAGGCCATTACAATCTTATCCGAAATAGCGTCTTTAATTACGATGGACAGACTATGAATTATCTTGTTGGTTCAGTTGAGCCTGCATTTTGGGATGTAACAAAATCAGCAGGGACTTTTGGAAATTGTCTAGCATATGCGGCTGGCGCAGCACAAGCAAAAGCACCCTGGGATTATGTGTATAATGTATACCAGACAGCAATAGAAAACGATGGAACAGATTATGTTCTGTTATTGGGGAGTGAATACATTCCAGTTGACAGAGACAAGCCTTATACATTATCTATCTGGATTAAAAGACATTCCGACGCTGATGTT